AGGAGGCGGACAAGGAAGGGGCGGCTATCTTCTTTTTCTGGGGGGTGGATGAATATTTCACGAAGATGCTCCTTTTTTATTTGTTTGCTCACCGTTTGCGGCGAATTGGGTTTGATTTCTTTTTGGCAGGAATGGCCCTGCGAACTTCTGTGTAGGTTTCGGGGCCGAACCATCCATCCTGCTCGACATTGACGACAGCCTGAATCTTCTTAACCTCTTGGGTCTGCTTGGCGTTGGTGAAGTAGTTTACTCCGCTCATAATGCCAGCCCAGACAAAGGCGACAATTGCCGATTGGTCGACGGTGCTGGCGAGGTTCGGGTCGAACGAGGCAATCTTGGCCACCACCCAGCTAACACCAGCGGCGATGAGCGGGGTAATGATTCCGCCAGCCTTTGACACCAAGAACTGAATAAGTTTTTCTTTCATTATTCGGCTTTCAGCTTTTGAACGGCGGACTCGATGGTGAAGCGAATAACGCTTTCAGCGGCGTCAATTCCCCTCTTGGTTGCCGTTTGGGTGAGAAGCTTGACGGCGGCTTCGCGCTTTTGTGCGCCTGTCTTGTTCGTATCGGCAAGCGAGCGAACAATCTCAAGTGCGATGGGTAGCAATGCGGCTGCGCCAGACACAAACACACTCTTGAGGATGGGTGCGTAGAAGTTGAAGATTGCGCTGGAGATTCCAGCAAGTTTTGCGAGTAATGATTTCATAGGTTTTCAATCTATCTCAAAATCCTTTGGACTTCAAGTAATCTTCGATTCTTTTTGTGCGCTCGTCAATTCGGGCCAATGTCTCTGACCTTATTTGATTTTCCTTACTCATCAGATCAATCCTTGCGTCCTGCTTTACATCGTTAGCTTGTATTGAGCGCATTTGTTCAGGCAAAACAATCCATCCATTCAGCGCGGAAAACATTGTAACCATTAAAGCCACACCGGCGATTAACTCGCTCATGGTTAGCTTTACTCCTCTTTCGTTTCTTACTTGCTCTATGCTCATTGTCTTATGGAACGTTAGGATAGTTAGTCCAAGTTGATACAGTGATGCCGGACTTGTCTCCAATGGTTTGGCCAGAGCCTAGCGTGTAACCCGTAGCGTCTGGGCCGATATAGACATCGGTGATTGACGTGGCATAAAACGCATAGCTGCCAATGGAGCCTATAGGTTGATTAAGATAGGCAACTGTAAGGCCGGAGCAACCTGCGAATGCAGAGCCTCCAATAGTTGTTGCAGAGTTTCTAATAGTGACGCCTGTTATTAAATTGTCTCGAAACGCTCCTTGCCCAATTGAGGTGATAGAATCGGGAATAACAATGCTTGTTAGAAGGTTGTATGCAAACGCATAGTCGCCGATTGAGGTGACGGATGCGGGAATTGTGAGAGAGCCAGATAGTTTGGCACTATTGGCAAAACTATCCTGAATGGCTGTTCTACCGTCTGTGAGTATGACGCTGCTTATGAGGCCGTCCGCGAACGCATAGCTTCCAATGGATGTGACAGAAGTTCCAATTGTAAGTGATACATAATTGTTGAATCGAAACGCATAGCTTCCAATAGAAGTGACAGAATTGGGGATTATTAAATCGCCCTCAAGGCCGCTGCAATATCGAAACGCACTGCTTCCAATGGAGGTAACGGAATTGGGGATTATTAAATCGCCCCCAAAGCCGCCGCAATATCGAAACGCACTGCTTCCAATAGAAGTGACAGAATTAGGGATGACTAGGTTGCCGGTAATGTTATAGCAACTGGCAAAAGAACTAGCTCCAATTGAGGTGGCGGAATTACCAATGTAAAGTTGAGTGAGGTTGGAGTTGTAAGATTGCCAGCTATTAGGAATGTCGCCGTAAACGAACAAAGAATCCCCTGCTGCGGAGTCATAGACAAAAGTTGGCAATATGGGAAGGCTGCTTGGTGATGCGGCAAATGACCACGCTCCCGATTTGCGGCCATAAAGGTCGCCATCAGAAGGAGCGTCTTGCAAGAAAGAATTGGCGGCTATCTTTCTGGTATTATTTACCGCGCCGTCTATAGCAAAAAAGTCACCAGCCGATGGGGCTGTTGCTGTCGTTGCTATGTCTTTGATTCTTTGATCGGCCATGGCTTACTACTGAAGTTTGCTTGCTGCCTCTTGGACTGTTTCTTCAAACGTAAACGGAGCTTGCGGCCAATTGTTGCGGGGTTCGGGGTTGGCGGCAAATGCTCCCAAAATAGAGTCCAGCCAAGAGCGAACGGCTGAAAGCTTCGCGGAAGATTTGCCAAGCTGCACAAGCTTACCCTCCAAGTCCATCAGGGTGACAAGTCGAATGGCGGGATAACCCTGACGCTCAATGTGCTTTTCTGCCGTAACCTTGGGACGCCGCTCTTCAAGAATTCTCGCCAGATGAACGCTGGCCTCTTCGAGTTCTCCTTGGTTGTAAAAATAAATAACCCTAGGTTCGCTTGCGAGTCCGGCCCCAACGATTGCTGCTTGCTCGTCCGTTATTTGAACAACCTTCGCAAATTGTCCGACAACTTGCGGCTCTGTGTCGCTAATACGGTTAATTGCCCCCTTGGGGCCAGTGATTGCATATTTCATAATTCGTTAATCCATTTGAATGTTTGTCCTATCTGGTCGGAAAGTTGCCGCCCAAGAGTGTCGAGCCAATCTGGTGTTACGGGTTCCACTTTGTTTCTTATTTCGTGGTCGCCATACGGCCATCCAAGCTCATGCTCTTTTGTGTATTGTCTCACATTATTGAAGTCATGGCTATCAAATTTAAGCCCAAGATATTCCCAAATTTCTCCCATGGTTTCGGCGGGCTTGGTCGCCAATGATTCAAAGTGAACAAAATGAAGTCTGTCCTTATGGCGACGAACGGCGTCCGAAACTCGCTCAACAGCAATTCCAAGAGGCGGCATTTGCAGCCATCCCTGCGCTCGTTTTTCTAACGTAGTCCAATTCTGCGGGTTTTGTTTTTCAATACCAGTAAATGGAAAAGGATGCGCTCTCCACTTCTTCTCAAAGCTCGAAAGAATTCCTCGCATGTCTCGCACAGGAACAAGCACCTTGGCGTTCGGCCAAATGGAAAAAAGCATGTCTAGGTGTCCAACCCAACTGCGGCACTTGTCAGCCACAATCGGTCTGTCGGTTAAGCGATTGAAGGCATTTTCGCATCCTCCCTTGATGTAATCGTAAAAAAGTGTCTCGCCGTCTTTGGGATTGGGGATGGTCTTGAACTCTTCGGTCTGGCTAAATTGTCTGGCAATGTAACCTATCTCATGGAGTCCAGATGTTGCTGTTGAATGAACCAGCGGATTTTGCGCGAGGAGGTTCATTAGCAGCGTTGACCCGCTGCGCGGAAGGCCGGATACAAAGTGAATTGTTTTACTCATGGCCCCCAAATTAAGGCACGTTTGGGTAATTTGTCCAGATAGAAACGGTGATGCCTGATTGTCCTCCGATGGTCTGACCTGAACCCAAGGTGTAGCCTGTGGCATCGGGGCCAATATAGACGTTGGTGATTCCGCTGCCCGCAAGTGCATAGCTTCCAAGGGAGCCTATAGGTTGATTGAGATAGGCTGCTGTGAGGTTTGTGCAACTTGTAAATGGATAGTCATCAATTATTGTTGTGGGGCTTGGGACAATGACGCTCGTAAGGCCTGTGCATCCTATAAATGAAGAGTTTCCAATAAGTGTCACAGAGTTGGGGATAACGAGATTTCCAGAGAATCCAGAGCAATCTTGGAACGACGAAACTCCAATATATGTGACAGAATTGGGGATTACTAGACTTCCTGTGAGTCCGCTGCAATTTCGAATCGCGTTATCTCCAATCGTTGTCACCGAATTACCAATGAACAAATTGCCGTCAAAGCCGCTGCAATACTGGAAAGCATAGCTTCCAATGGAGGTGACGGAATTAGGGATGACTAAATCTCCCGCAAGGCCGCTGCAATATGTAAATGCGTAGCTTCCAATAGACGTGACAGAATTGCCTATGTAAAGTTGTGTGAGGTCGGAGTTGTTTTGTTGCCAGTTGTCTGGAATGTCTCCATAGATAAATTGTGTAGTTCCTGCCGTGCCATCATATACGAACGTTGGAACAAGCGGAACGTCATCTGGGCTTGCCGCCTCTTCCCATGCGCCATCCTTGCGACCGTAAAGTGTGGCGTCTGTCGGCGCGTCTTGCAGGAAGGAATCAGCGAGTATTTTGCGCGAATTGCTGGTTGCTCCATCTATTGCAAAAAAATCATCCCCTGCTGGCGATGTGGCGGTAGTTGCTAAATCTTTTATTCTTTTGTCGGCCATGATATTTCTCCTTATGCGTAAATTAATTTACCTGAGTCGTCTCCATCATCGTAAAGAAGATCGCCAGCATCAACACCGTCATTGTATTCAATGAAGAATGTTTCTGGAGGTGGCGGGGTTCCGCCGTTGAGTTCTACCAAAAGGGCCAGTTGAATTCTCGTTGGAAGGTCGATGTAGTAGGCCAAGAATTGCCCGACATTTTGATCTCCGTAGGTTGCGCCAAGAATCCATCCCAATGCCTGTTTTTCAGACCAATCGTAATGAACTCCCGTGTCCCCAGAAATTGCGTTGTAAATATCACTCCAAACGTATTGCTTGGGAAGTGATATGTAATCGGCTTCGGATTTGGGGCATCCGTAAGCTACGGCAATTTTGGCAAGAATGTATCGCTCTGGAAGCGTGGCGTAATCGCCAGTTTCGCCGAACCCCTGAACACCAATAAGCCACCTCGCAAAAATCTCCCTTTTGGGGAGTGATGCGTTAATGGCTACTTGGTCATTGAGAACGGGAATTGGCATCTTACCAGATTAGGCCATACCCATGATGCGCTCGCCCATTCCTCCCATAGAGGCGGCTTCTTCCATATCTTCCGTAGCCATGTCTTCGTCTTCATCTTCGGCTTCTTCAGCCGCGATTTCAACGCCAGCAATCATGGTGGGAACAAGCATGTCGCCTTCAACGCGAAGGGTTACAAGTTCTTCTATGGTTTCGCCGTCAGCGGTTTCTTCGGGCAGGGTGTATCCTTCGGGAATGGGAATTTTCATAATAGTAATAAGATTGGTTATCAAACATTAGTTCAAATTCCCCCAAAAGTCAAGCCGCTTTATTCTCAAAATATTGCGGAAAATATTCACGTTCAGCTTTTTCGCGGGCGGCAATCGCCAAGTCAAGGTCTGCAAATGTTCCAATATGTTTTACTTTTCCTTTAATAGTAATGGTCGCCTTCCATTTACCCTTAAATCTTGTGACGCCAGTTTTTCCAGACGAGTTGTTATTTCCTGTCCTTCTTAGCGTCCTTGGAATTGCCCTGTGCGGCTCTATTTTTGCATCCTCTGGCAAGGATGAGTTGTCTCGCGCAAACTCGCCGTAATGCTTTTTTGCGGCCTGATCTCGCACATAAATAGCCTCCTCTAGAGTCCTGTAACGTCCAAGAGATTTTCGCTTTCTATCAACATTGATATAGACTTGATATTTCTCTCTGTCTGGACACCAACTAATTCCTTTGTGGCCACTTGTGTTGTCCTCGCGCGCCCTTTGATTCATGTTGTTTTGTGATGGAACAACAAATCTCAAGTTTTCCCGACTGTTATTTAATCCGTTTCCGTCAATATGATCTACCGTTTCACCAGATTGTGCTCCCATTACCATGCGGTGCATATAAACTGTCATTCCTCTAATTTTGCATGTCGCATAGTGCCTTTTGCCAGTTCCGTCATTGTCAACAGAGTTCCATTTATATTGATTGATTCTGTCGAAGTCTTGTTCGTCTATGATTGCTGTGCCGTGTTTGAGTTGGATGTATTTCTTCATAAATAGTTAGGGCTGGCAGGATAACCTGCCAGCCCCAACTTGTCAATCAGTTTCGGTTATGCTAAACCAAATACCCGTATCCTGAACCGGCAGGGCAAGCAACCAAGTCATTGGCCAAGTTGCAGCGGAGGTGCAGGATATAGTATGCCCACTGAGGGAACACTTGCTTGACGGCGCAGGCCATCTTCGCTCTCCAGTAACCGCTGTTCTTGTCAGGGTTGCAGGTCTTGTCGTATTCATTGATCCACTTGAAGTCGCCGCGATAATTCTGGGCATCATAGACCAATTTTCCGACTTTGACGTTCGGGTTAGGAACAAGCCATTCCATAGCCTTCGGGTGAAACACAACCGTGGAGGTGTATTTCGCCGTCTTGTAGGCGGGGTTGATGACATACTTGGTTCCCTTGGTCGCGCCAGAAGCAACGTAAGCGGGAACTTCGGTATAACCACCAGCACCGTCATCATTGAAGCGTTTCGGGAACGGACGGCTGTGGAACACAAAGCCACCATAGCTCTTGCGGGGCAGGAGCGAGGAGCCGTTTGCGCCAAGCAGGTCGTTCACGCGGTCGCTCCAACGGATGTCTTGACGGACATCTTCCTGAAGCTTGATCAAGTTCTCAATCGTGGCGCGTTCGGCGAACACGTTGAAAACAGGCGAACCATCGTCGGTAACGGCGTCACCGTCATCACCAGCGTTGTCCTGATAGAGGTTGTCGTAGATCGAGCGCAGCACACCCGGAGTCAAAACGCTGGTAGGAGCGGTCGAGGGGAACGCAGTGTCATCTTCGGGCAGGCCCGGAGCAACAACCATTTTGTGCTCGGCCACCTCGAAGTAGTCATTGTCGTAACGCTCAATCCACTCAACGTTCACGTTGTCGGCGAGGATTTTGATGTAGTTGTTAACATCGTCCACGGGGAACGCGGAGGTGCGAACATCTTCCAAGCAAATCCAATCCGACTCAATGGCCTGATGACGGAGCTTGAAGGTTTTCTGGTCAAACGCATAGCCAACCTTTTTGACGGGGGGCAAGCAGGCGTTGTCTTGACCGCTGACGGTCGAGATGCCCACGTCTTCCCATCCAGAGCCAGTGGCTTTGGTGCGTTGAGCAATGGTATTGGTGATGACCGCTCCCATGTTGTCAGGGAAGGCGGACTGCGAAACAAAACGCAGATACGGGTCTTTATAGAGGCCAAGACGATGAGTGCCAAGGGCAATACGTCCGGTTTCTCTCTGGAAGTTATCATTGATAGCTTCGCAAGTGAGGGATGAGGGTGCAGACATTTTATTAAGTCTCCTATTTAATCTAATTTGGTTTTTGCATTAAGCCTTGTATAACGCACACGCATTATCTGGCCGCTTGCGGTTTTTTCCCACGCCGCGAGGGGGATAGACGGCTATTAGTTTTAGGAGGCGATGTCGCTCACCAACCAGCGTCCGTGACCAATTCGGCTAAGTCATAATTGAATCTACTATATTGACAATATGGTGTCAACAAAAAAAAGAGCGAGATGTTACTCTCGCCCTTTTTGTGCTGATAGGGGGAAATTAGCGACGAAGCAGTGTTGCGCCGAAGTTGGTCAACGACTTGTCATCTATGTCCTCTTCTGGCTCTTGCGCCTCTGTGGTGGACGTTCCAAGACTGGGAGAAGCTCCGACCAATCCTTCGATTTGTTTTTTGAGTTCTGCAATCTCCGCGTTCTTTGCCTCTGACACTTTGGCAAGTTGCGTTGAATAATGGCTGATTGCAGACTCCAAGAACGGAACAACGGAAGCCTTGGCAAGAATGGAAGACCTCTCTTCCACGCTCAATCTATCGAGGTTTATTTCGGCTGCTGTTTTTCTGGCGCTCCGAATGTGGTTGTTCCAGTCATCTTGTCCGTCAACCTCTTTTAAGAAGTTATGCCTGTCTTCAAAATTTGTCCACGTTTTTGATGTGAATACCTTTTGCAAGCGCAGATCGTTCTCGATGAACTCTTGTTCCTCTTGGGCTTTCCGCGCTTTCTCGTTTTCCACAAGAGATTCAGCGTCTCTCTGAAAGCGTTCATGCTCTGATGCTAGGTTGTGGTATTTCTCGGCCAGCTTGACAACCTCGATTTGCTCCATGCGCTTGAAGTCGCCAATCAGGTCTTCAAGGCTATCGGTTCGCTTGCGAATGTCGGGTTCTGTAACCGCTTGCCATAGCTTGCCGAAATCCGCGTCATTGGCTTCGGCGATTGCGCGAAGATCACCCTGCAATCCGTTTAGCGGCTTTTTGACCCTTTCAACATACTCTGGACTGCGTTCAAAGTTGGCTGTTTTAAGCTCTCTGCTGAGTTCTGCAATTTTGGTCTTGTAGTCTTCGATTTCCTTTTTGTAGTTTTCGGCCTCAAAGGAACTCGTTGTTGAGGCGGCTTCTTTGGCGGCTTTAAGTTCTGCGGCAAGCCTGTCCCTTTCTTCTCTCGCTTTTTTAAGCTCTGCTTTGTGCTCTTTCCAAGAAGACAGTCCCTTTTCCGAATCATCTCCAGAGGGTTTGTCCGCAACCTCTTTGTCGTTAAAGTGGGGATTGACAGGAAGATCAGAGTCGGAAGAAACCAATTCTTCAGTTTTATCTTCGCTTTTTTCAGTAGCTTTTTCAGTTTGTTTTGCAATGTCAACATCTTCAGTTTTCTTGGTTTTTTCTTCAACGTCTCTGGTGGGAACCTTGGTTTTTTCCTCCTGCTTAACAACCTCCTTGACTGGCGGTTGCTCTGCCGCTTTTTCAGCATCAGGTGTTGCTGGAGCCTGCTCGACGACTGGCTCTGCTGTCTCTTGACTTCTACCAAGAACGGCTCCGGCAAAATCTGCCTCGCCCGTTAATGCACTGTTTAGTATC